ATATTGAAACAACAGGCATTGAAAATGCCTTTGCTCATCACCCATGTGTCTGAACAAGGACAAAGCATCCGACTCAAATTAGCAGCACTAGACGGATACACCAGTGTATATGTCGGGGATGTTCTATGCTCTCAGGATGTGGGCAACCAGATTCGTGGACAGGCTACCATAGGCCCTAAGATACAGGACAAGTGGGTGTGTATAGATGATGTTGGTTGTATCATATGGGCTACTGCTGTAGGTGTCAATATGAATGGTGGGAACTACCATCTAGATAACCCGCTACTAGTAGGTATAGACTCATCAATGGGATTCAGTGACACGATTCAGTTAACAGACATGTTATCCTTAATGAGAGAGGAGTATCAATAGTATTATGTATCATATTACATGGTATTGTTATTGTATTTGTATGGATGATAGGTGATACACAATGGACAATAAGGATTTATTAGATGCCATTATGCTCGGATGGTTAGCGCGGGAAGCCAAGTTCAGTGTGTATGTGTACTTTGCACCCAACACACCAATAGGATACCAAGTCAACCGTATGGTTGTACTAACGAGACGCGCTGAACCTTTGTTCATTGAATGGATGCGTTCCCGTCATGGTATAGACGCTCGCAAGATTCAACGCAACGAAACTATACAACAGGTCATTGACATCCTATCACCCATCAAAGAGTTGGTGCGTGATAGTAATGGCATGGAACAGATGCAACATGTTCTCAATTCATACCCAAGACGATGGAAACATGACGATGTGCTGCGTTTATTGCATGAATTGGATGAATGATTTGTTTGATTCATTTATATACCTCTCAATTACCACCTAAAATGCGGTGATGGAAATGGGAAAACAATGGCGTGAAATATACCGACCAAATACGATTGAAGAAATGGTGGGGTGTCCAGATTTCCGTGCTGACTGTGAAGAATGGAGGGAACGGGGTAAATATCCTGCAGCGATTCTATTGGTCGGGCCTCCTGGTACTGGCAAGACAACAGCAGCCGGTGTTATTGCTCGTCAAATGCTTGGCGATATGTATTCACCAATCAATTACATTCAATTCAATGCATCGGATGACCGAGGCATAGCATTCGTTAGGAATGAAGTCAAGCGGACTGCACAGCAAGGTGGCATGGGATGTCCACGCAAAGCAATTCTATTTGACGAAGCAGATGGTCTAACGAAGCCAGCACAAGAAGCCATGAGGAATACGATGGAGCAATGTGTTGACCAATCATTGTTTATCTTAACTGCTAATGATGAATCGGCAATCATCCCCGCACTTAAATCTAGATGCATGGTGTATATGTTTAGACCTGCCGATGATGATTCAGCATACCAATTGTTTTCTCACATTGCAGACCGAGAATCACTACCCGAAGAATGGTTTGTTGACTTCCGACACTTGAATCAAGTGTGTGCTGGCGACCTACGCTCAGCCGTTGACATTCTACAATCATTACAGCAGACACCAGATGCTCTCGGTATCCGTTTGATGGTTGAACAATCCGACTTCACCAACCCAGCAATGTCTATCGCTGCAGGTGAATGGACATCATTAGCATCTGAATTACGCAAGGTGGCAACCAAAGGTCTGCCACGATTACATGTGATGAAACAGTTGCGTGACAAAACATACTCGCTAGGTCTAACACCCGAGCAATACTATTCCTTCCTTGTTGTATGGGGTGATTTTGTAGAGAGAGTATATACATGGCCAGCAGGCGATGACTCTTACTACGATTATTTTGTAGCAACATTGATGGATAAAAACAAAGGAGAGAATACAAATGTTTGATGCACCAAAGAAAAACAATAGCGAAGCGACACTGCCGGACTCGGTACTAGAACGATTGAAAGGGTATGCGGATGCCAATGGTTTGTCCATTGAAGACGCAACTCAGAAGTTCGTTGAGTATCTGTCCGACAAGTTCAGCGTGGATAACTGGCAAGACGAAGACGAAGAGTTTCTATTAGAAGCATCTGAAGGAATGGTAGTTCAACGCCGAAGCGGTGGCAGCGGACTCAAGACAGACAACTGGGTAGGAGTCATCGTAGGTGTTGACCCCAAATCTAGAGACAAGCGAAAGCGTGTCCGTGCTGATGCACTGTCTGCTTGGAACACATCACCAGACAAAGCAATACAAGCAGGTCTTGTGGCAAAGGTTGTAAAAGAAAATGGTGTTTGGAATCTGGTTAAAGCAGATGGCACACATCCAACTGAAGAACCGGCAGACAAAGACCCTTGGTTCAAGGTGGACACACCAACAGGACCAATCGCATTACTACAGACCGGCAACTGGTCTAGCAAGGGAGACCCAATTCGCCCCGAGATGTGGAGTCGTTATTACTATTTCCTAGGCAACAAAGAAAGTGACTTTGGTAGTAAGGTATCGTTGTTCCGTTTGGATTCACCGAACCCAGATGCAACGCCGAAGATGTTCACACCATGTAGAATCAAGGTCGTTCCGAACAGCACCGATAGAGAAGTCAACCCCGACTTCGCTGATGTATTCCGACTACCAAACAAGTGGGATACTGAGATTGTGTACACCAATGACTTCGTTGAGGATGATTTGAAAGCACAACTCGCACCAGAAAAGTTCTGTGTGAACCCAGCAATCCATCCGTACTTCGTGTCATTGACTGACACATTGGAACATTACCATGCTAACATGAAGATAGTACCAGGTATCAACCCCGTAGGTCCTCTTGTTATACTGAAGGGTAAAGTCACATCATTGTTCAAGGAAGGATGGGAGAGTGAATACGATGAGACTGGTAAGACATACAACCTACGAGTCACATCATGGGATTTACAACGGGAACATCCAACTGGTTTCAAGTCTGAACTACAGGCACGAATCGGTGGTGTACTACATGATAACTTTCATGCGTTTGAGTATCAGGATGGCGACCAATGGAAGCCGTATGCTGAACGCTCAACCGTGCTTATCTTTGGAAGATTAGGTGCAAAGCAAACAGAAAATGATGGTGAGGTCCCCCAAATAACTGCCTTCGGTATCCATGCTGTGCCACGATTCGTCGTGCCAGCAGGAGAAGGCGGCAACACATCAACGGACCAATACAATTGAGGAGGAATGAAAAATGAGTGGATTTAATGCAGTAAAGAAAGAAGAAAACAAAGTGGCAGACGAACCTGTGACCGAGGAACTGGTGCAAGCCGTTCCCGTACTAACAGGTGGCATCGCAGCCGAGATGGAACAAGCAGCCAAACCAAGTCGTGGCACGCACATATTTGCGGGTGTCGTAGGGTTTGAAGGTGCTGGTAAGTCTGGTATCGTGTTGGACAGTTTGACACAAGAACAGATAGAAAATGGTGATTACATACTGGCCGTTGATTTTGATGGTGGTGCTGCCGCGTGTAAGTCAGCATACCACCGTGCCAATTCAGCGAACATCCGTTGTCTTAGCCCTTGGGTTATGGCTACGGAAGACCGAACAACATACGATTACCCAGCGACTCACGCTAGGGTCATGGAGATTGGTCGCTACGGTGTGGCACAGGCAGTCAAGCAAAACAAGGAAGGATACACAGGTCCGAGGTTGGCTAAGTTCTTAGTGACAGCAGTTGACCAATGGGATAATGTATGTGTCGTGAACATGAAGGTGATTGAACTAGGCAAGGCGAAGGATGGCATTGAAGCATCCGACCCGAACCGATTGGTAGGCAACCAATGGAACTGGAGTATCCGGTCCACTCGTTTTCACCAACTCACAGCCATCTGTCGTGAACTCATGCGTCATGGTGTTGAAGTATACTGGGAGACACATCTGAAACCTGAAGTGTTCCGCAACGAACAAACGGGTTCTTGGAAACCAGACTGGGAAAAGAATACTGACAACAATCTTAACCAGATTCTATGGTGTCGTCGTGAAGTCGTCAACGATGACGATGGGAAGAAGACAGGCAAGACTGAATACACCGTTGAGTTCTTCAAAGAGAAAACCAACATCGCATTGCAGGGTCAGAAGCGTGTCATTGCCATCACAAGAAAGGATGGAGAACCAGAATGGTATGGCCTTAGTGAGATAAAGGATGGGTTGCTATGAGTGAAGACAAACCAGACATATTTGCTGGCAAGCATGGCTCTCCTCTCATCCGTGATGTCCTTGAGAACATTGGCGATAGGATAGACGCTGAGGTGACTGAAGCAACCAAGTTTGCTATTCAAACAGATGAGCGTTTATTGGAATTGGAATCCGAGGTTAAGTATCTGCTGGGTGAGAACACACGCATGCGTGAACAGTTGTCAAATCATTATGACATACTTCAAGCACTGGGTGTGTTTAAAGACGACACTGAAGACCTAATTGATAGGGTGCAAACATTGGAGTTCGGTGGTGGAGATTCATCCGATAATTTATATAGTGCAGTGGTGGAGATTCAAGACGAAATAATAAAGATGACCGATGGTAAGACATGGTTTGTAAATGGAGTGAGGAAGAATGACTAAATGTATAGTGAAGAGAACAGAACTGAGCGGTTTCATATCGGGCTTTGGCCCTGGTGTGGATGACCTAAGATTGAATGTAAGCAACGACCAATTGGTTGGTGGCGTGGCATTGTCCACTCACTTCTTAACCAAGCGGATAACTGTTGAGCAACAGGAGTCCGGTGGACTGGTGGTTGCAGATGTATCTAAATTGTTAGCATTCCTTCGGGCATGTAGTGATGATAATGTATCCATCCAGCAAGAAGTCACGGACAAGAAGACATCCAATTTCAAAATAACTTGTGGTAATAGTTCGGTGAGTCTACCCCCGACGAGTGAAGTTAAATCATCAGCGTCGTTGGAGATGGCAAGCGTACTCGTGAACAAAGCAGGTGAAGACAACTGGGAATCGTTTGGTGAAAACAAACTGACATGCTATGGTGTGATTGATGTTGCCGACTTAAGTTCGGTGGCTTCGCTTGGTAAGGTGGTTGGTGTTGACAAACCATACAAGTTCTCATTCGTTCCTAATGCTAGCGAAGGTACCATTCATACTGGTACTGGTGTGAGTGGGCAGATGTTTCACAAGTTTCACATCGCAGATGCTAAAGAAACAAACAGCGAAGTAGTACACACACAGTTCGGACCGTGGTTTCCTGAAGTGTTGGCATGTTTGCCATCTGGAAAGTGTGAGATTTATACTGGTGCTAGTGCTGTGTTGGTATTCAACCACCAAGATAAGGACTGTTTGCTTGTTGTGATTGACCAAGACGCTGGCGAGTGATTGCCGTGTTGGTTGATACCTACTGGCCTAAAGGGTCT